GCTTGTATTCGGGTCCGCGCCGGGACTGGAGAGCTGAGCATTGGCCCTGATGCCATCGCCAGCGAAACCGTCAATGAACACCCCGTCAATCGCAACCGGAGACTTGATCCTGATGCCGGGATGGTCCGACGCACCGGTTTTCTGCCCCTTGAGCGTAAGGTTGCGGACGAACGCGCCCTCGGTCGATGGTGACGTTACGGCAGTGCTGTAGGTACTCTCTCCACTCGTATGAGCAAATTGCAGCCGAAGGCCGGTGATGTCTGGCGCGAACTTGAGTTCTGATCCACTGCCTAGCCAGCCAGATTCTCCTTCGAGAATGCCGGCTCCGTAGAGGTCAAGGGTAGATCCCTGATAATAGATCGCATTGGGGACAAAACCCCTTGGAATACCGCCAGTTGAATAGCCAAAGCCCGCGACCTTAGACGCCAACCTGTCGTTCTGGAACGTACTGAAAGCGGCGCTGTCGTCGGTCGTTCCGTCGGCCTTTGCCCCCTCCTGCTGCGGAGTGATGACCGTCGCACCGGTAAACCCGGCAATCAGAAGGTTGAGTGCGTCGAACTTGGTCTTGCACGCCTGGGCAAATGCTACCAGCCTGTCGTCAAGCGTGCTCATGAACCAAGCATCCCCGCCAAGTCACCCGGATCATCCAGAACGCCGCCGATCATCGGCCCGCTGAGTGGCGATGGGCCAATTCTCGGTTCTCTCCGGTTGAGAGCCAGAACGTCCGCCCCCTGGAGCTGCGCGAACCTTCGGCCTAACGATTCCTCGTAAGCCGCTTTTTCCTCGGAATAGTTGAAGCCCCTGGCCGCCAGAAGCCGCCACTTGAGGCTCAGCACGAGAAGGTCATCGGTGATGATCGGAAGATCGGTATCGGCAAGGAACGATGACTGACCAGTGCCAGAAGCCGACTGACACCAGTTCTTGCTAACATATTCGAACACGATGATGTCCGAGGTGGTCGGCACCGGATCGAACTGAAGCTGTCCGCCATAAAAGCGGAACCTGATCTGCGGTCCGACAACTCCGATCGCCGAGCGGATTGCCTGCCATTCCCTGTCCGATAACGGACCCAATGGCCTCCAATGCGTTGATCTGTCCCAACTCGTCGCGGGACGGTAATAAGCAATGTCGGTCGGGAATGCGTAAGCCTGCTGATTGGGGACGAGGGTGATGAGCTGTTCACCCCTCAATTCAGGCCAGCCGCCCTCGAAATTCGCAATCTCTGTTCCCGCCCGATTAAGGAGGGCAAGCGTCTGCGTTCCGTCAGCCGAGTTTCCGCCCGCCAATTGCGACGGGGCGGTTAGGCCAATCTCTCCATATGCCTGCGATGCGATTGCAAGAGCATTGAGCACGTCATGCGCTCAACATGGCAATCCAGTTCAGCGAACCGGGGCGCGCAACGAACTTGGCCGTTTTGCCCGCAGCCACACTGAAGCCGGCATTGGCCGCGCCGGTCTGGATTGCGCCGCCCGTAGCGGGATAAACCAAAAGCGCATTGGCTCCCAAATTGGCGACGATCACTTCATCACCCGGCGCGGGGTTGGCCTTGAGTCTGACACCCGTGCTCGCAGCCGTGGTCGTCACGGTGTTGTTGTCGCCGGGAAGGGCAAGCGCGGTCGCCTGCGTCGAACCCGTAGCGGTCAAGCTGTCCTGCGAATTGCCGCTGAGCGTCGAAACGAACAGTCCCGGCATTCCGCAACCGAGCATGTCGGCGGTGTTCTTACCCATCTACCGTTTCCTTTTTGCTGCGGCCCCTCGCGGGCTGTGTGCGCTCTTCCAAAAGCTGATTGACGATATCGGTGAGCTTGGCGATCTGGCCTTCCTGCTCGCCCAATTGCTGGCGAAGCTGCGTCTCGACCGAATTGCCCGAAATGAACTGCCGCGCCTTTTCCCTCAGAGCCAAGGCTCCCATGCCCAATCCGGCAAGGTTGGTGTCGGAGACATGCGCCAGCTGCTCGACGGTCTTGATGCCGTTGAGATCGAACCGGCGCGCATCAGCTGGAGTTACGCCTTCCCACGTATAGATCGAAGTCCCGCTTTCGTGGTTCTGACCAGCCTGGAACGCCGCCCATTGCTGGGGAAAGCGTTCTGGGTCTGAAGGCCTGCCGGGATAGCTCTCAAGCCTCACCGGTTGATGATAAATTGCCTTCGTGTCGCCGGGAGCCTGAAGCTTTAGATGCGGAACTTCGGCGAAATCGGTTCCCTCGAAATTCGGCACCTTCTCCATCGTAAACTCGGCGTGAAACTCGGAATCGGACCCCATCGGTATCATGTCGCCGTTGTCCAGCTTGGCCTTTGAAACCTTGTCCCAATCGACGTTGAAGTCCGCCATAAATCTGTCCTTTTCTTCCCCTTGAAACCGGGACCGCCGCCAAGGGGGGAAGCAGCGGTCCCGACCCGAAAGCGATCTCTTACGTGATCGCGCCCTGACCGCACGGACGGTTGATAAGGATCAGCGACTGGCCCGAGAGCGTGACAGCTCCAGATCCCGTGCCGTAGGTGGCATTGTTGGCGGACACCGCGACTGCATTCAGCATCTGCTTCGACGCAACGACGGTCGAAGAGATGACGCCCGACGCCTGCCAGTACTGAGCATCGCCGACCGCGACCGTGCCGCTGGTATTGGTGACGGCAATGCCCTCCACCTGTACCCAGCCCCACGATCCGGAAGCGCCACCCGTCAGAGCAACGCCAAGAGACTTGCCCTTCAAGGCTGTTCCGGCCCACGGAATAGCGGTCACGTCGTAACGAGCGTTAGAGTTGACGTTGGTAACGCCAAGCTCGACCACACCGCCTGCCGTTACGGTCGCGCCGAACTGCACGAACATGAACTCGCCCGCGCCAAGGACCGGATCGACGCCGGTAACGACGACACCGGGATATTCGAACCGGCCCTTGGTGGAACCGGTCAGCAGAAGGGCACCAGGACCAGCGGTGTCGTTGAGGTACAGGTCAACGAAACCGAGGTTGGAAGAATTGGAGATGTAAGCCATCGGTTCGACCTTTCCTTATGCGATCAGCACGCCCTGGAGGGACGCATTGTTCATGGTCATGTTGCCGGCGAAGCCGATGAGCTTCACCATTGCATCCTGATTGACCGACTGCCGGTCATCGCCGATGGGAACGAAGTTGCGATCCCGATGCGGACGGAAGAACAGGTAGTTGGTGTTGAGGAAGTACATGATGTTGCTTGGCGCGCCGCCGCCGATGCCGCCGTCGTAAACAACGTCAGCACCCTTGTACTTCAGGCTATTGAAGCCGATCGACGCGGAATCATTGTCCGAACCGAACCGCTGGATCGCCTGAAGCGACTGCCAGTAGAAGTTGTAATAGTTGTTGTCGGCAACGATGAGGTCAGGCTGATCCGCGCCGCGTACCTGGCTCAGGAATAGCTTGTTCATGTAGCCCTGAATGTTGGTCGCCGATACAGCCGCGCCGCCATCGGTCACGCCGGAGAACTTCTTGTTGCGGAAGAAGCTTCCAATCGTGGTCGAGCGATCGATACCGCCAACGGTGCCGGTCGTCGGGTTGGAGGCAATCAGCAGCTGAAGGCCGCCGATCTGCCGTCCACCGTCCGCCGTGCCGTCTGAATAGCAGTCGAGCGCGATGTTGTTGGTGAGCGTGATCGCGGCGTTGTTGATGCGCTCCTCAAGCAGATCGAGGATGGCCTCGCCGCCAGAGTTCATCAGCATCTCAAGGCCGCTGATCGAAACCGCGACCGCAGCCTGAGCATAATTGTACTCGGCGGCGGTGAAGGTCTCGGACGGCGCGATGTTGACGGTCTCGTAACCGGAATATCGCTTGAAGGTGCCGTTTTCGGCGAACGCGATTTCCTGAACGATGGTGCGACCGCCTGAGACGGGCTTGACCCGGCCCTTGCCGCGCAGCTTCTTCAGAAGCGCGTTGTTCTTGGTCACGTTGTCGGCGAGTTCGCCGGAACGGTTGCGAAGCGTCGTCGTGACCAACTCGGTCATCGTCGCGCTGGGGTTGAGCAGTGCCATTGTACCTAGTCCCTAGAGCGGCGCGTCACACCGGAAATCCGGCGCTTCGCATCTGTTCACGAAGCTCGTCTCGTAGGGACATCGGCTTGGGGTTTCCGGGGATGCCGGGCGAACCTGTGACCGATGCCGAGGCTCGACGAGCGGCGGCGGTCTTTTCTTCCTGGGTTCGCTGCGGCGCCTGAACGGCTACCGTGGAGCGTAGGGCGGGGTCCATCGCCACCGCCGCGTGATAGGCGCTCTCCAGATCAGGGGCCGCTCCCGCTTCGAGTAATTGGCCCATTCTTTGGTGGACCGCATCGAAGTGAGGGTGGGCCGGATCGGACCTGAACGCCTCGATTTCAGATTGTACATTATATTCTTCTGGGCTGGGTGGCAAGGGGGCGAATTGCGCTGGTTGTCCTTGCGGCCCGAGCCGCGATTTGAGTTGCGCGATTTCCTGCTGAAGTCGGTAAACGAACGGGTCGCTCGGCGCGTTGGGATCGGGCTGGGCAACAAGGCTTGGATCGATCCCGTATGACGCCATCAGCTCGCGCGCCTTGGCGACCTTGACGTTCATGTCGTTGCTGCGAAGCGCGTTGTGGTTGTCGAGCAGAATCTTGAGCGCCTGTTGCGGACTGGCTCCCGCCGCCTGGATTTCCTGCACATGCGGGCGGAAAATCTCGGCCATCTCGCGCCCGAACATCCGTTCGCCGTCATTGGCACCGGCAAGCCTTGCAGCTTCCGCCTCGCGGCGTAGAATGGCGCTCTTTGCAGTAGCGGGAAGGTCTTTCCATGCCTGAGCTTCGTCGGAACGCCAAGACTTCGGAGGAGCGTCCTCCGTCTGTTGAGGAGATGCGGCGGCAGGTGTTGGCTCTCCTTGCGCCAGGGCAGGCGCCTCCGGTCTCAATTCATCGGTGGGGGCCGTGCGGTTTTGATCCTCCACTCCGTCTTTTTTAGCAAACCGCCCATGCGCATCGCGCCCGTCGCCTCGATCGGCCTTCGTCTCGGTCGGCTCTACCTTGGCTTCAGCCTCCGAAGCCGCCGCTTCCTCATCTTTTGGCGCAGCCGTAGCCTGTGACGCCTCGCGCTCCTCGATAGCCTTCAGCTCGGCCGCGAGGTCGTCTCGCAGCGAGCGCTCTTCCTCACCGTTCGCGCCAAGTGCCATCGGACTTCATCCTTTCAAGGGTTTGCTGCATTTCCCGTTTGAGACTTTCGCGCGGGATCGTCGGTTTGAATGCGCCGAGCTTCGGCTTCTCGTTGCCGAGTTCGATCACGCCATGTCGTTTGAGATGGTCGCGGTGCGCGCGCTTCGATGCGATATGCGCCCCGTCAATCGGGCTGACGTAATCGTACTGATCGCCCGGAAGCCTGAGATGCGTTTGTTTTAGACCGCCATGCGGGCCGATAGCGTCACTCACCATCACCCCGCACTTTGGGCATGGGTGAACCCACGCTTCCCCATCGCTCTTGTAGTAGCCGAACAGCGTCTTGCAGCTACAGGTGAAGGCGACGAGCGGCATCAGTGCTTGAACGGGAACTGAGGGCGATGAAACAGCCGCGTCTTGACGAACGCGAAGGCGAGATAAAGCGCGGCTGCTGAAATCAGGATCGCCACGAAATTTCCGAGGGTCATGACTGTTCTCCCGTTGCTTGATTGGCGGCGCTGATCTCAGCCGCATCCAAAGTCGCTCCGGCTGAAATCTCGGCGACTTCGATCTGTGTCCGCGCCTGAAGTTCGGCCTTCCACTTCTCCAGCATGGCTTCCATCGCGGTTTGCTGGGCCTGTGCGTGAGCTTCCAGGGCCGCCTGCTGCTGCTGGGCTTGTTGGGCGAGATGGGCCTTTAGCGTCTCAAGCTGGGCCTCTTGCTGAAGTTCAGCGGCGTGGCGCTGTGCTTCCGCCTGTTGCTCTGCCTGCGCCTGCTGCGCGTCGAGCTGCATCTGCTGCTGCTTGGCCTGGGCGTCAGCCTGCACCTTCGCCATCGCCGGATCAGGCTTAGGCGGTTGCGGCTGCTGCGATTGCTTGGTTTTCTGATCGATATAATCGTCCAGGCAGTCCATGAGATCGCGTCCGACCCGGAAGCCTCTCGCGCCGAACTTGAGCAATTCACCCATGAGCGGCGTTGCTGACGGATCTGCCGATGCGATCTGCCCGGCAGCTTCGAGAAATTGCGTTATTCCTTGAATGAACTCGGTGCGCTGCTGCTGCTGCGCCGCATCGTCTGCGGCAACCGTGCTGTCCGTCTCGATATCGATCGAAAAGCGCCGCCTCGGCTCATTACGAAGGAGCGCCATCACCTCGTCCCATGTGGGCTTTTGAAGCGCTTCCTGAAGCTGGTATTGGGCCTCAGGCGGGACTTGTCCCTGGCTCATTGCTCCAGCAGCCATTTGCTTGGCCTGCGGGTTAGGGAGGAGCTTGACACCCGTCATCTGGATCAGCGTCTCGGGCGCGAAATGAACCGCGATGATGTTCCCGATCAAATCCACCGCGTTGCGGGCGAAACGCTCGACCTCGCGCTGCCTCTCTTCCAACCGCTTCGTGGCGAAGTTGGACTTGATTTTCTGAGCGGTGGCGGTCTCTTCCGGAGCGGTATTGCCTCGGATGATGTCGCTCATCCCAGAGACTTCGTAGAGGTCGGCCTTGACCTTCTCGCGCGCCTCGTAAAGCGACAACAGGGTCTCGGCGATCTCCTTCATTGGAAGAAGCTCAATCGCGCCCGACAATCCGCCTTTTTCGGTGAGCGCGCCCCAATTATTGACCGGGATCAGAACATTGTCGTGGCCGTCGTCGAGAATGCGCTTCAAGGAGTCCACGGAAGCGTCATAGACCCCAACGGCCTTGATCGCCTTGGTGAGCATGGCGATGCGGCCCGTAAGCTCGTCAAGTTCCCGTGCCTGATCCTGATATTCCGCATAATCAGGAACCGGGATGAGGCTATCGGTGGTCAGGGTCGCATAGACCGGACGCGGGCATGGGAAGAAGTGGTCGAGCTTTAATGGATCATCCTGATCGTCCAGCAATTCGTTGAACGATTTCGACAGCCAAACGGCCCTCTTCTCGCTCTTGATCCAGATTTCGTAAATGATCGCCTTGTCGGATTTGTCCTCAGCGGTTTTGGCCTGATCCTCGGGCCGTGAATCAAGCGGGATTTTCTCGCCGTCCTTGAAGCGCTTGACCAGGGCTGAGCGGTTGAGCGCAACCCTGCGCCATACAACGTCAACCTCTTCCCAGGTGCGGGCCAGCTCATGTCCGAAGTCGCGCCAATGGACATAATCGATGACGACGCTCTCGAACGCGACGACCTCTGTGGTGTCCCCTAGCCCTGGGGAATCGTCGCTGTTGCTCTCGCTGACCTGAGCTTCAGACGGCTTGAACTCGGGCACATAGCGCGCCCATACCGTACCCCTTCCGGCAAGCAGATAATCGTCGCGGGCATTCCTCAGCGATGTGCCGAAATGATCCTCGGCCATCGTGTAGAGGAGCGCCCGTTCCAGTACCTCGGCGGCAGTCCTTGCCGTCTCGTCGTCCTGATCTCCTCGCTGTCCGACGATCGGCTTTGGAGTGGCGGAATAGAGGAACGGCTTCAGGGTCTCGACGTTGGACCACAGCACATTGTAGCGACGGACTGCGGATTCGGCATCGCCACGCTCATCCTTGAAGCGTTTGACAATACGCTTTGCCCGCTCACTCCATTTGGTGGTCTCTCGCTCATAGGCTGAGATAAGTCCCAGCAGCGAAGTTCTCGTGTGGGTCATATCCGCTGCCGTCCCTTGGGTGTGCTGGCCCACAGCTCCTCAAGCGTCATGTCGTTGAGGAAGCGCGGCTTCTCTTTGGGCTTTGGCGTTGCGTCACCGTCACGCATCGCGATTGCAGCGTAACGGAAGGCGTCGGCGCCGTGGCTCGCCCAATCGTGGAGCGGCCGGGGCAGGAAAATGCGCTTTTCCTGATCCCAGGCACGGCGATATTGACGGAGGGCCTCAATCCCGTCTGCGCATTTCGTCTCGTCGAACCAGCACGCCGGAAACACCATGCGCGCGGCCTGGATGCCATCCTGAAGCGAGAGGTTGGGAACGATCTTCCCACGAATACCGAATGCGATGAGCTGTTCGACGACCGACTTGCCGTTGCTCGCCAGCGTCTTTGCTCTGGCGTCATGGGGAAGCCAATGATCCCCGTATTTGTAATTTCTGCGCTCCAGAACTTCCGCGAAATGGGCGATGTCCTGACCGCTCGCCGAATAATAATCGATGAAGCGCTTCTCGCCCCTGACACGCTGGAAGAACCAGATTGCCGTGTCGTCTGTGTGGCCTAGATCCCAAGCCGTCTCGACCGGAACCGCAGGATCATAGTCGATGTCGCAAATCCGCCCCTCATCCAAGGCATGGCGCATCTCGCGTCCGAAATAGGTACCGAGAAGAGCCGCGTTCCAGTCGCAGAGATATTCCTGCCGGAACAGCGATTCCCCGGCTTCCTCGCCATGATCGGCGATGTAATTCTGAAGCTCTTCGTCCAGCGCCTCTCTGGACAGGGCTCCGGTATCGTAGGCGCTCAAGCATTGGGCAAACACATCCTTGCCCTGAGCCATCGCCCGCTCGGCAGCGGTGAAGGTGTTCCACGCATGGTTCTTGCCGCGAGGCGTCGTGATGTAGAGCTGCCATCCCCCGTTCTCGAGAAGGATCGGCCGCAGATATGCGCGGGCCGCTGGATTGGCTAGCGCCCATTCCGAAGCCGTAATTCCGACCGGCGGCGAGCCCACCAGATTATTGTAATTATCCGAGCCGACGACTTGCCATGTCGAGCCATTGCGAAAGCGGATCATCATCTCGTTTTCGCGCGTGGTAGCGCGGAGGATCATCGGGAACGCTTCGTCAATGCGGCGCTTCCCGGTGTGGGGATTGATCGCATCCCAAATGGCTTTGCGGGCCTGGGAGGCCATCGGCAGCATGTGCCAGTAAGTCGCTGGCCGCTCGAATGCGGCCTGGGCAGCGCGGTGAAGGCAAATCTCGTCCTTGCCGGCACGGCGGTGCCAGATCAGTTCAGCGTGACGCCCACCCTTCTCAAGATAGGTCCACGCAGGCATCTGATAGCCGCGCGGCTTCCAGTTGTGAGGGAGCTGGACGATCATTCGCTGAACCGCATGATTTGCACGGTGAGGTTGCCGCCCACGTCATGCTCGTGCTTATCTTTCCAGTTCTCTGGATCTGCATTCTTGAGGGCGAAGATGCGCGCCGTGACCTTGGGGCCTTGCTCCGAGCTGAGCAGCGTGCGCTCCAGATATTCGGTGCGCTTGGCCTGATGTACTTTTACTGCGTCGGAAAATTCAGGATGCTCGCGCGTCCATTCGTTTACCGTGTCGCGGCAAACTCCGATGCTTCCCGCAAAAGCGGTGAGGGACAAACCCTCCTGTCCAGCAGCGATCACCTCGCTACAGTATGCAGGCTTGAACTTGGTTGGTCTCCCCACCCCCATGGCGATTTACTGAGCCGGCGGAATAAGGCCGTTGAGCGAGCCCGTCACATCAGCGATGGCGGCGGCGGTGCTCTCATCGGCCGCAGCGGCTTCAGCGGTGAGGTTGGCAGCAGCCGCGGAGTTTGCGTTGAGCGTGTTGAACTCGGCAACAACCCGATCGCGAGCGGCCTTCAGTTCCTCGATTGCGGCGGCGGTTTTCTCGAATGCCATGTCGAACTCCATCCTTGCAAGGGATGCAGCCGAGACCCGACCAATGATGATGAGCCATGCGTGCCTCAGTCGCTGCATGGCAGCGTAATGTTCACATATTTTTGAGGCGAAACAGTAGTTATTTAATCGGGAGGCCAGAAATTCCCATTTTTCTCAGGTCGCCTAGAATACGCTTGGCGCTGGATCGATCATAAAGACCACACCGCCTCACCAGTTCTCCAAGCGTTATGCGCTCGCCTGTTGCGGCGCGCTGCTCCATTTGAGCAAGCACTTGGCGACGGCGCGTTGTCATCGTCAGCTTTGGCCTCCCCCTCAACGCCATTACCTTCCTCCGGTGGGTGAGATGCCAGCGACACGGCTGACGCGATGGTCGAAGAACACGTCCTGCACTCCGCAGAAACCCGGCAGTCCCATGCGAACCTTGACGACCGCCAGTTGCGCCGCGTTCACGGTCTTGTCGGGGCGGTGATAGACCAGCCCGTAATCGGCCTTGTTCGACCAATTGGCGCTGTCTGAAACGTCATAGAGCGAGGGCATCTGGTTGACGCCCTTCTGCGGCTTGGTGGGATGCGCGACGATCCACACCGCGACGTTGTTGCGCCTTGCGAACGATTTCACCCGCCGAATGGCACGCCCGACATATTCGGTCAGGCTCTCGTCGCGTCTCCGCTTGTGCTCGAGCTCGTTCCACGGGTCCAAGACGACGAGCCGAGTTCCATCGCGAACGATCGATGCCCGCGCCGTGTCGAGGAACGTATCAATGTCGAACTCCAGTTCCTCATCCAGAGCGTTAGAGATGATTGTGAGCTTGCTTCCAATTTCCTTGTAGGCTCCAGCTCGTAGCGGGTGATTGGCGAACTCGTAGTCGCTGCAACCGATCAGGGCTTTTGCGAGACCATCGATGAGGATGGGCTTCGGAGTCGTTTCAAAGCTCGCCACGCAAGTCGGTACGCCGTGAGCAATGGCATGGGCGACGATCGTGTTCATGACCGTGGTTTTGCCCATGTTGGCGTAGCCGGTGAAAACCGTGAGCGTTCCGAGCACAAT